GGTATCCCATAGGGATAACCATTCTTCCTACCTGTGTTTCTGCATTAGTATTACTTGCTTTTTTAAACGTAAAATTATAGTTTTTAATGTGTTGAAATATTTTTTTTAACAATTAACACCACCTTCATTTTTTGCTTTTAATTCTCTTTTTGATGCCCATGAAGAACTAATGCCACAAGATTTACTGCAAAATTTTGTTTTAGCATATTTATTAACAACAAAAGAAGTGCCACATTTCACACATATTCGAGTAACATTGTCTGTACCTTCCCGCCTTCTATAAGCAGAACTACATTTTGCAGCACAAAATAACTGTGTGGTATTTTGATCTTTATAAATTTTTCCGCAGTACTTACAGATTCTAAACATACCTTCATGTTTCCCAAAACTATGTTTAATGGCGTGTTCACTATGCCACTTGTAACCTTCTTTACTGCCATGCCATTTTTTTGTTAAATCTCTAACTTCATCTAAATGTTTTACAACCCGTTCCTTATTTTTAACATGCCATTTTTTAGAATGCTGTGATATATGTACACCACTTTCGACAGCTTCCAAATTTGATACATCATTATTAAGATAATTACCGTCTTTATGATGTATATCATAGCCGTCTGGAATATCCCCTATTTCACATAAATATTTATAACGATGTAAATTAGATATTCCTTTTTTCACGTGCCCAGAATGGGGAGTATAATATTTAAAATTTTTTGCGCTATCTATATAACGTGTAAAAGTTATTCCATTATACGTAATTCTATCTGTTCTTGACTTAATATGCTCTAACATATTGTTTTCCCTTAATTTTTATATTACTCTGATATTTGGGCCACCAACATCCGCAGAAAAAATTGCGTAAGAAACTGCCGTAACAAGATGGTCATTATACTTAATAGGTTCTTCTAAAGAGTTTCCATTCCTATCCTTCCGAAAAGTATACCCCTTTATTTCCTTTAATAAGTCTACACTATCCTCAGTAATATTCAATTTATATCTCTTACAAGCATCAATACGTATCATTATACCAGTTTTACTTGCATTACCCCGTGGTTTCTTACATGGTTTACACCAAAAACCAGCGTTTTTTATTTCCTCTATACGGTCTGGTTCAGCATTATCTGCATAAATAATACATTTCGCACGTTCTTCTTCAGGAATAAGTTTTTTCATCCTATCAATTAACTGCGTATTTGTTAATTTTTCCTTGTATAATTTCTGCTCTAATAAAACTTCTTTTCCATCTCTGGTTACACGCACCAAAGCACTTGGGTTTGTATACCCAAAATCTAAACCATAAAATACATCGCCTTTAAACGCATCTTTATCCCCACGAAACACTTCCCAATTCTGATAAACTAAACCTTCTAACGCACCCCATCTACCACAATTGATCAGAAACAGGATTAAATGATAAATGTATCTGATTTCTTAATCCATTATCTGGAGCTGACATACGAAGTTTTAATTGCCTATAATCATCAATTGTAAATTCTGTGGCTTCCTCCATCCAAATATCATTCCATTCTGAACTTTGCCCGCACCACATTACCTTATTATTATATCTTATGCATATAGTATTGTGTGGAGGAACTGTGGGGCAATACACAAAATCATCATAAAATTCCTTTTTAGTAGCCCTAATTTGTGTATCTTTAGTGTCTGTAATACCTATATTCCAATAAGGTTTTCCATTAGGAAAATGACTTTTATTATCAGGTAATCTCCTTTTAGCACAAGTAGATAAACCTAATTTTTGAGCAAGTTCCATAACATCATCTTTTAACCCCTCTGAAATAGTAGTATATACGTCTCTACCAGTTGCAGCTCTATGTGCATCCCCATCCATAAGAGAATTATACAGATGTATTAATAATGAAGGATGTAATTCCATAATTTCTCTTGGAATACGTTTGTTTATGCTTCCTTTTATTGGTGATAAATATGTATGCATATCTTTATTATATATTGTAAAAACAGTTACACCCTCTTTAGCTTCATATCTACACACATTATAAGGCATATCTTTCAATACTTGTTCTAATTTTAATTTTTCAGAGGGTCTTTTTTGAGTAAAACTAACCCCATATTGCTTACCACCAACAGGAAAAACACACCCCTCAGAAATAACCCAACCCATAAATTTTAAAAAAGGAACTATAGGGAAAGTAGTGGATTTTCTATTATTTTCCCCCCTTGTATATTCTACTTTTGGAATAGAAAAAGTTTTTACTATTTTTCCCTCCATCCACTTACCCGTTCTGGGAATATAATAAACTTTGGGTAAATCCTTGGCCTTCACTTTTCTCAGCTTTCTAACACGATGAGTTCCAATTAACATATCGTGTTCGGGAGTAACTGCAAATCCTACATGACTATCGCTATCTCCAGTTTCTGATGCTGGGCAAATAAGCTCCCCTTTATACTTATACTTATGCATTTCTCGAATTGGACTATATACACACTCTCTATTTTCAGGATTCATAGTAGCAGCCATCATACCAATTTCCAAATCCCTAACATTAACCCAACCATCTCTGGTGAGTACATCCGTATTTTTTTTTAGGCACTTGATCTTTTCGGCATCGTCTAATGAACCAAAGTGCAACACGTTATCTGCATACTTATAGTTCATATTCTGTTTTTCATGCACAATATACTGCTTTAAGCCCATTTCAGCCAAAAGTTTCTCAAACATAGGCAACACAGATAACTTTAAAGAAGGCAGTGTCTTTCGTATTACTAAAATATTCCTTTTTCGGGGAAAAAATAATCTCTCTATAAAATATTGAGTTAAACTATGTGATTTAGAACTACGTGCCCCGCCACGACTACAAACTACTTTAGTACCCTCAAATTCCTTCAGCTTAGCAAATACAGCAGTAGTGCGTATGTCTAACTTTTTTGCCCTTTGAATATCTTTTTTTTCCTGTTTTCTCCGTGCATACTCTTCCTGAGTTATACCGGGCTGTGGACCTCTTTTGCCTATAACATTATCAGAAAGTTTAGGAGGAATACCCGCAGACGTCTTTTTTCTACCTCTACGCTTTATTAGCAACAACATCTCCATTTATATAATTAAATACTATAGGCAGCTTAGGTGTTGCTACAGTTGGATTTTCAACATACCCACGTTTCTGCCCCCTATATTTTAAATAAAATTGTATTGCCCATGATTTCCCCTGTTGAATAGCATCCTCTAACTTCTCTTCTGCAAGATCTAAATTGTACTCAGTAAGAGTTTCAACAATATCCATCAACCTTTGATTTTTTTTTCCGTTGACATGATGTTGAATATTAGAATATGACACGCCCAAAGAACGTGCAACTTTCCCCATTTTTCCACCATGCTTAATCAACTCAGCAGCAATAATATCTTCAGTTAAGCCCACCGGAGCACAAGAACCTCCTACAATGGAAGGAACAACTACAGATGCAGGAGCATTAGGAACAGAATTTAATTTTCTTTTAATGGTTTTGCGTGATGAAGTAGTAGACATAAGGCTGTACGTATCCTATAATTATTATAAATAGATTATACCCCCCTCTACTTATAATAAACACGTAGCCTCATTTGCAGGGTGCTTTTTTTGGAAAAAAATGAAGAATTTTTGCTTTTTTTGCTAAAAAGTTGTGTTTTTTCGCTAAAACAGGCATAAATTTTATTTTATTTTATTTTATTTTGCTTCTGGTTGTACGAGTACACCCTAATCTGTAGGGTCTAAAATTTCAGAAATAATCTCCTTAAATTCCGTTTTTAATACTCTGTATTTATGTTCTGACATAGAAGGTATATCCGAAACCCTTGATGCTTTTGTTCCTGTAGTCAGACTTATAATAGCATCTTCAAAAATAATATTATACGGATACTCCAAAGAATCATAAATATTATGTAATGCACGTAATACGGAATATGGCTGAATCACACTTTTATCCGTTCCATGAACTTCCTCTATAAACTCAATGTGTCTATTCTGTAATTTTAATTCCTTTATAATAAATCTTTCAGAATAAAAAATACTGTAAACATAGAAGTGAGTTTTCAGTGAAATCTCTTTTTTTACTCGTTTAAGGCACCATAAAAAGCAATCAAACGCCAGAGATAATTTTTCCCCCTCACTCATCTTATACTTAAAATTTGCCATAGCTGTAGATACAGCATGAATAATTGTAGGCATCACCAGTATAAATGCTTCATTTCGTATATTATTATCCTTTGTCTTTTTATACTCATCAATTACCCGCTCAAGCTTAACTATATCTAACATAATTTTCTTTATTTCCCCATACCATTAAAAATTGAATTATCAAATTTAGTCAAATTATTACCATCAGTATCAATATGTTTATCTCTTCTTATTTGAATAGATTCAAGGGCTATTAACTTTCCTCTACACTTAAAAATGCAAGCGCTTGTTCCAACCACAAGATCACATAAATTCATATTTGTATTTGGAACAGAAACTTGGTACTCACAATAAAATGTTTCTTCACTGTCAGGCATATCGCATATTTGAACTTCTTTATTTACAAACATATTTCTTCTCCTTTTTTAAATTAATAATCTTTCTTTAGCTATTTTTAAGTATTCACTACTAATTTCTATCCCTATGCCTTTTCTGTTTAGCTGTTTTGCCATTTTTAAGGTCGTGCCACTACCAAGAAAAGGGTCGAGAACAGTATCGCCTTCATTGCTCCAACTTATTATGTGGTCATGTGCTAATTTTTCTGGAAATTGAGCAGGATGCCCTGTTTTATCTTGTCCGAGGGCATAGGTAAAGAAATTGGGGTGTATTTTTTCTTCTTTAGTTTCAATAAAAATGGTGTCTCTATAGAGTCTCATTGAATGGTTTTTACCGTGGTTTCTACGTCTTTCTGATCCGTATTTTTCTTTTTTACCGGGGTGCTTACATGGTATTTTTATTGCATTAAATGTTTTGGGTTTCTCTTTGCTAAATATAAACATATATTCAAAGGACTGTTCATATCGTTTATGCGTCAGTGGCACATAATTTTGTTTGTGATAAATCATTGTGTCATGCAAATTAAAACCACACTCTTTAAAAAACAATGCTTGCTTAAATGATGTGCCTGTCTCACTACCCTTAATTGTGGCATCTCCCACCACCCAAACAACAACACCACCTTTTTTTGTTACTCTAAACAATTCTTTTGCAATACCTTCAAAATTAAAAGAATAACCGTTGTATGTTCTCAAATTATCGTATGGTGGTGATGTAACGGTTAAATCAATACAGTTATCCTCAAAGGTTCTAAGCACATCTAAACAGTCACCATGAATTAAATCAATCAAACTATTGTTCCTTTTTTAAATATTGTATTCTTCGTTTTAAGTCATCGTTTACTTTTCTTTGCTTTGCTAAATCCCCTGTAAGCCACCAAATAATAATTAAAAGTGCTGCTATTGCTGTGTACCAAAAACCCATCATTCCTCCATTTTACTATTTTCTATATATTTAGAATTATATTTTTCTTTTTTCCTGTCGTAAGCAC